TAACGCCGTTAGATAAATCTCTTGCTCTAGCAATCCCAACGGCTGTCATTCCACGCTTTGAAGGTGGCTGTTCAGCTCTCTTTTTCAATGCTCTGATTGCTGCATCTCTCACGCCTTGAGGTGGAGTGAAATCAATCCCATCGTATTTTTTAGGTGCATTGAGATAGGCGTTAAATCGTCTATTCATTAAGCGTTGTTTAGCTAAAGAGATTTGCTTTTCATTCATCTGATTGCTCTCAATCTTTCAGCCATTGCCAAAGCTGGATTTTGTGCAACAGCTCTATCTTGTGCCGTTCTTGTGGCTTCCATTGGCAATTGACCCGCCCCAATCTTTTGTCTAATTGCTCTCTCAAGATCATCATCAGGAGTTAATAATTGGGCTTGCACCAAGCTAGGCAATGATGCGAGCGCTTCAGCTAGTGCATCAGTATCTAATCCACTATGCACCAAGCGAGGCAATTTTGTTGTTTCAATGTTGCCATAATTCCAACGGATAAGACGACCAATTGTTCCACCGCCCCGTCTATCTTGTCCACTAATTGCACTTGCTACCAAGTCGAGAAAATTGATGCATGCTCTTCTAAAAACGGATAGATGCACTTCACCAACTGATCTTGATCCAGTATCAGAAATTCCCAAATTCATAAATTGAGCCATAAAGGCTTGTGAGATTTGATTGTCACATTCTTGAATAACTTGTAAAGCACCGTTAGCATCAAAGCCTGATGATCCTCCATAGGTATCAAAAGAAACAATATTGTTTTCTACTAGATAGCTTTGCTCTTGCACCACATAAGCCTGTGCTTGCTGTTGTGCTTCATTGATCATTGCATCAACATCGCCGTTTGAAATTCCCATTTGATCAATAGCTTGACGATTAACCTTTACGATTGGAGTAGGCACAGCCCATTTCTCAAGACCAATTGCCATGAGTGTCGCCGCCCTTTGCTTTTCTTTCCACCACCACCAACAAGGACGAAGCAAGCCAATACCCTCGAAGTTTGAACCAGTGCGATTGAGAGTTAATAGTAAAAGTTTTGATGCTGGTATAGGTTCAGGTGTAACACCGCCAACCATGATTTGAATAACACCGTCTAAATTTTGCTTGTCTACTGAAAGCCATTGCTGATGCGATGAAGGTTCACGATCAGCATATCTCTTGAGAAATACCTTCTCTTTTCCGATCGAGTCTTTAGCTACACAATAGACTTCTTCAGCATATCTCCAACCATGAGGAATGAATTCTAAAAGATAGTTTAATTGATCCTCAAAGCTAATTTCCATCATGCCTGGATAGCCTTTAAAGCCAAATGCCTCGTTGGCAAATCGTGCAAGTTCTTCGCTTGTTTGATCACCATCTCGACCAGCTTTAAACTCCCATTTAGCTGACAATAGAGTCTGCTTAACCAAGCTCCAAGATCGTCTAATAATTGGATCAGTAGCTAGCATATCTTCAGCTTCTCTTGTCCAAGATCGACCTGATAGAGCTGGGTTCTGTTCCTTGCCAGTGATATAACCGCCCTGAATGGATGTTCCACTTATCCCATAAGACTGAAAATGTGGTCTTTGTTGAGATAGGTAGGGCATCTCTTTGCTTGAGCTTGTCATTGTCATATATGGATAAACCGGCATAAACATCACCTAAAAGAATATATACAAATCATGATATTGCATAAAATGCTATTATATCAAATAAAAATTTAAGTCAAGGTATGGAAAAACAGAAAAGCCATACCTTGCCAACTCAACATTCCCCAATTACTAAACACATGAAAAGAGAAAATATGTGCAAGATTGATGATGAATTTTTTATCACTACTCAAGGAAAGATTTATTTTAAGGGACAGGTCTATGAGTTGGAAGACTGCGACTTTAATGAAGGTGCAAAAATTGTCATCCACTATGGAGAAAAGAAAATTGAAAAGCTACTCAAAAAAGACATTAAAATAAAAGTGATCCCTGATCAGTTTATATTTCAGAAAGAAGACGACATGTTTTTATCTCCACTAGACGAGCCAATCATCACAGCACAAGCTCAGCCCGTTCAGCCCATTCACTCCACCATTGAATTGCCCCCTGAAATCAATCAGTTTGAGCAACTCATGAAAATCACAAAAGACAACACACCATTGGCGTTGATCATCCTAATCGTATTGATGTTTCAAAAGATGCAAAAGAAAGAACGAGATGATAAAGATCATGCGCTCGTTTGCGACTTTGAAAGAAAAGAGATTGAGAAAAAGATCAGCATCTTAGAAAGCAAGCTAGACACTCAAGCCAAAGATCAAGCAAAAATCCTTGTAGGTGATGATGATCTATCTGATCGATTGGATAAGGTGGAAGAGAAGATCAAGAAGATCAATGCGTCTTTGCCTTAACTAGAGGCTTTTTTAATGGAATATTCAGATGTTCTAAGACGGTATAGATAGAAGCTCTTGATAAGCCAGTGAGCTCACATATTTCTAAAATAGGTTTTCCTTGTTGATAGTACTCTTTGACCGCAAATTTTTGCATGAGCAATTTTCTTGATAGACCTTTGGGACGGCCTCCAATTCGTCCTCTCTCTCTTGCTGCTCTTAATCCTAGGATCGTTCTCTCTCTGATCAAGCCAAGCTCCATTTCAGCCAAAGCTCCAAAGATATGAAAGATAAAGACGCCCATGTGTGTGCTTGTATCAATGCCATCGCTTGTCTTAAAATGGCATCCCTTAGCTTTGATCTTTTCTACTAGATCAATCAAATCCTTCATTGATCTACCAAGACGATCAAGCTTTAAGCATACCAATGTATCGCCTTTTTTAAGCGCGTTCAAAGCCTTCTTTAGGGCTGGGCGTTCTTTAGTCTTGCCAGTCATCTTCTCTTGATAGATATCATGACAACCAACGGATTTTAAAAAATCGATTTGAAGATCTAAAGATTGATCTTCTGTGCTAACTCGTGCATATCCGATAAGCATATTTTTTCCTTGATGAGAGTATAAAATAATAACACCCTCTACCGTTTTTTATACTCAACTTATTTCTATTTTTTTTCACTCATAGATCGATTGATATAAAATCTCTCATCGATACCATACTGATGAAATAGGTTTCTCATGCGATCCCTACTGATATCAAATATTCTCGCAAGACCAGCAAATGATGAAGCTTTATCTAAAGCTTTCAATATCTCATCTTTTGAGATTGCCTTGAGCTTAGCTCTATCTTTGGCTTTAGAATGGCGATGCATTTTTTCTTTTTTAATCCCAAGCTGATCGCATTTAAATATAACAGCTGAAGGAGTAACACCAAACTGAGTAGCGATCTCTTTCCAAGTTTTATCTGATGAAACAGCCTTGATAAGATCCTCCTCTTTAAGCCTCTTTGACTGAACGCCCCTTTTTGGCTTTGTGTAGTTGCTCGAATAGCCTTGATAAACCTCGCCTCTCTCGATCATATCCTCGATCATGCACAATCTAGGATCTAAATCACTTTCAAAGAATTGCATTATCATTTCTTTTTTCTGCATCATATCATCTCCTTTTTATGCATAAAAAGCCTAGCCTCTTTGATTTTGCCTTGATAGGAATGCTCCAACTCTCTAAGGCGGTCTATTATCGTTTGATCTGTTAGCTGATATATCGCATCTAATGGGATGAAAAAATCCATGATGATGCTATCAATTGTCAATCTTGCTAAAAGTGCATTGCCTATCATTCAATGACTCCTCATAGCTTTGATATGTGATTGCATCATATTGAGCTTATTCTTGACTGTTGGAGATGTAGCAGGCAACGGCTTATCAGCAACGATCTCACTATCACGCCAAAGCCAATTTATGACATCGTACCTAAGAGCATCTAACGGATCTTCTCGACCGTCTTTTTTAGGTGTTTCTTTGCCATCCCAAGCATAAGACAAAATAGCCTTTCTAAAGCTATTCCCAGTAGAGCTTGCTCCTCGTTCCCATACTTCAGAAGTACATAAAATTCTTCTTTGATGGATCAATCGCTTGACCCTTTGAATACCGTTTAAAATATCCGTTCGTATTGGATCAGTACACCACCTAAAAGGCATCCCTATGCCACCTTGATCAGGGTGTTTTGAAAGTTCATGAAAAGCTGATTGGGCTGTACGATCTGATCTAGCTGATCCAGCCTTATCACCGCTCGCACCGTCTAGCAAAATACGATTGGGATATCGTCTAGCTAGATCACGAGGGCAAGCGATTTTTAAGACTTCTTTGGCAAGCTCTGAGAGTGTTATTTCTTGAGGGTTGATTTCAGCACAGATGACATCGGCTTCTAAGGTTGGATCATGTGCCAAGATCAAAACTGAAGGCTTTCTAAAGCCAAAGTCGATGACAAGCCTTGATGACATAGATGGATGATAATCCCAATTGCTGATAACATGGCTTGAAGTCCATTCAGAATAGATCACGCCTTGAGGTGGTCTAGGTTGATTTTCAACCATTGCCAAGCGTTCGCTTTCAGGTAGGTTCTTGACGGCATCAAACCAAGCTTCTGAGAGGTTGGCTTTATTGACATGACTAGCATAGAAGATTGGCGTACATCCAGCTTTCTCAGCAAAATCAACCCACCAAGCCCCCCAAACTGGCAAGCCCACCATGATCATCTTAGGCGATGGACCTGATCTAAGACGCCCCAAAGTTTTCTGAGCGACCTCTTCGGAAAGAGTTTGGCACTCATCAATCAATGCAAGGCCTGATGTTATGTTTAAGCCTTCCAATGGGTTATGTGTAGCGTCCCTTGTACCTGGTCTAAAATAAGATCGACACCAAACAACATGACCATTTGGGGCAGTCCATTTGCCCTCTTGCTGATGATAAATCCAACCATAAGGCACAAGCCATTTCTCTAACTCAGGGCCTAAAACAGATCTATAACGGGGGGCTGTATCAGTGACTAAGAGAGACGATTTATTGGGATGTATGCTTGACCAAGTCCACAAGGCAAAGACTAAAGCTGAAGTCTTGCCGCTACCCCACCCAGCACGGACGGCAATAAATGGATCATCTGAGTAAATCAAGCGATCAATCAGATCAACCTGCAAAGGATTTAATTTAAGCTCTAGCTCAGTCTTCTTCGTCTGTGCCATCGTCAAGTCCATTTGGAAGCTCATGCTTGATTTGTACAACTTGCCCATGTTTCTCTTTTTGCACTTGCTGAATCACATTGATGATAACCTTGCTATCATCTCCCTTAGTGTTCATGTCAATGGTCTGCTTCTCTCCAAACTCTAAAGGAAACTTCCGAGCTAGTAGCCATTGGGATGCTCTAACATCGCTTTCTGAATGCCTTTGAATGTTTTGAAGGTGCTTGAGTTTAAGGGATATTTCAGCTCTCTTGATGTCAGCCACCAACTCAGGATCATTCTTCATCCATCCGTTCCAAGTGCTATAGGCAACACCAACGATTGAGAGAGCATCACCTTGAGAAAGACCTTGAGAGATAAATTCAAGCACTTGCTCAATAGAGATTAGTCTTTTCTTTCTAGCAATTTCAGATCGTTCTTCAGCCGTCTTTTTTGTGAGTGCTGTGTTATTTTTGCCGGCCTTAGAATCAACTGTATCATTTTTAACAGCGGGCTTATTGGCTGTTGCTTGTGTTTTATTCTTTGCCATGATCAAGCTTTCTAATGATTTTTGTTGTGATTTTTTCAATAGCATCATCATCATCGCTTTCAAGTACTAAATCAATTTCATCTCTCTTCAGACCGTCAAGCAATAGTTTTTCAGCAAGTCTTGAAATCTTAACTGCATGTCTATCGCTGATCGTATCTAGCAAGCTGATCAGCTTAGTTGATACATAAAGGCTCAAGATTGATTTTCTATCTTTAGGCTTCATCATAGAAAAACAACCTCAGAGGCAATGACTTTAATGTATTGTTTGCCCTCGTGTTCATTGATGACAATGCGACCAATAACGGTGATCTTATCGCCCTTCTTAGCTTGAGATTGAACAACGCTAGCAAAAGCCCCCCAAACCTCGCAATTGAACCAAGTTGTTTTTTCTTCTCCCTTTACTTTTTCACTATAGGCAACGGAAAAGGTTGCTAGGTCTTTATCGCCAATTTTCTTGAATTGTGGATCTTGTCCAAGCCTTCCAATGAGAGTAAATCTATTGAGCATTTTTTTTATCCTTTAGTGATGAATAGATGTTTTTGATGTCTTTGATTTCATCAAGCACTGATAGAGTTTGATTGATTTCTTTCATCTCTTCTTTGTAGAAAATGAGATTGATGCAAAAGTTGAGAGCTTGCCCAACCTCTGGAGCATCATCTTGAAACATGGCATCGACTACCTTTTTAAGGCAAGCAATGCGATTTATTAAATCTGAATTTAACATAAAAATTCTCCTTTGAGTGTATATAGAACACATAATATTATATAATTTTATATAATATTTTTTCAAAGAGAGAGAAAATGAAAATCAATGTGAATGACGGCTTTGTTGAATTGGTCGATCATATGGGAGACGATTTAGCAATTGTGAATGCTGCTCGTGTTTCCTATGCTGGATCAAGTGATAAATGGACAGATAGAGATGATAAGCTTTTAAAGTACTTATGGGAGCATGATCATACATCACCATTTAGACATGGGCATGTGAAATTTAGGATTAAAGCCCCGATCTTTGTTTTAAGACAATGGATGAAGCACCAAGTTGGCTGTGCATGGAATGAGCAATCAGCACGATACACTGAGATTAAAGAAAGCTTCTTTTATCCCGATTTCTTTAGACTTCAAGACACTAAAAACAAGCAAGGCTCTTTTGGTCGTCTTGATGATGATCGAGAAGATGAAGCATTGACATTGCTAGCTCAAGGTTATCAAGTTGCTTATTACAATTATTTAAG